AGCATCCGGCCAGATCGGAGAGTTGATCGAGCCGAAGGTGGCCGTGTTGCCGTTGCTCTGCAGGGCAATGAAGTACTTGCCCGAGGGCACCGTCACCGGGAGCTTGGTCGTGCCCGTCGAGACGAAGGCGATCTGCTGGATGGTCGAGGCCGTGCCAGCAGTGACGCCAGTCGCGTTCGAGGCCAGGAGAGTACCTGCCGCATTGTAGAGCCCGACGTACCAGGTGTCGGTGCCGCCAGTCCCTCCCACGAGCACATTCACCCCGTTGAGGACGAAGCTCTGGTTGCTCTGGCTCGTCGCGGCCAGAAGGGCGTCCGGGTCGAAAGAGGTGGACGAACCAATGGGAACCTGGGTGTAGTAGATCGTGCCCGAGACCATGGTCTTGGAGAGCGAGTTGGTGAGCGAGGCAAGAATCCTCGCCAGCGTGGTCAGAGGGATCTGGACCTGGCTGGGGGTGGCTCCGCTGGCAAGCCTCGTATCTGCCGGGAAGCTCTCGCTGCCGGTGAACTGGGTCAGGGAAGGAAGGTCGGATGTCAGAAAGGGCATTGAAGTACTCCTTAGAATAGAGGGACGAAGCCCTCAGGGGGAAGAGGAAGAGAGGGACTACTGCGCCAGATTGAACGAGTAGGTGAACTCGAAGTCGACCAGGCCGCCGCTGGCTGGAGCCGTCGTGGGCGCGATCGTTCTCGCCACCGAGTCCACCGTCGTCGTCGAGGCCACATCATCTGCCGCCACGTTCGAGGTGCCCAAGACCTTGGTGATCTTGGTCGCCTTTGTGCAGGCAAGGCCTGTGACGGCCCCCTGTCCGCAGGGCACTCCGAAGTCATTGGAGGGGCCGATGCCGACCGTGTTCCCCGTGCCGCTGCCGTTCGCGGCATAAGCCGAGACAGTCGCGGAGGTCAGGGTCGCGTAGGCATTGGCAGACTTCCTCGTCACGCTGGCGTTTGCGATGAGAGAGATGTTCTCCGTCACCGCATTTCCATCCTGGTCCGTGCCGACGAGAGCCAGGTTGCCAGCCGTGATCGCGGTGGTAGTCGTGGTTCCGATCACGATCCTGATCTGGAGCTTCCTCGCATGCGGTGGCTGAGCCGCGATGGTCAGGGCCACGTTCGAGGGAGTCACCGCGTTGACCATGGTAGTCAAGTCGGCCGGGAGCGGGGAATTGAACGAGGCTTTCCGGACTTGCACTTGCGACGCCAGAGGCGTGATGATCGCGTTCGCCTGGGTAACGAGCGTGTTCAAGTCCGAGCCGTCGATAAGCCTCGGCCCAGGGGTGAATGATTGTGTGATTGCTGTAGTCATGCCGTGTTACCCATTTTGGGCCTCCTGTTGGTCTGTTAGGGCTTACGAGCCGTGATAAGTGACCAGCCACCACGCGCAAGGGAGGCGAAGCCTCCAACTAAGTCAATAGTCTCTATCCGAGAAGATATTGTAAATTCCAGGACGGGTGAGTTCTGTTGGCATGACGAGTGAGGCGATCTGAGTGTTTGCCCCGCGAAGGACGTTCAGGGCGTTCTTGGCAAGCCCCGGCAGGGGGTCGCCTGGATACGTGCCGATCTGGTACACGGGCCTGAGGCGCAGGGCCAGATTATAGAGAATACAGGAGTAGTACTCATACGGGAGATTGAGAGCCGTCGAGGTGGTGAGGAAGTTCGTTGGGAGCTGTTCCATCACCGAGACATAGATGCCGTAGATATTCGCCTGGGGTACTGGGTAGAAGAACAGATTGGCCAGGGGCCATTGCGAGTCCAAGAAGACTCCCCCCGGAAAGCTCATCAGACCCTTCAGGGCAATCCTATTATAGTCCTCCATGGACTGGATGATCCGCATGGGGTAATCGACCTGGTTCGGCCCGACCGTATTCAGCTGCCGGAGGAACGCACTCTCCACTTTCGCTGGCCGGGCGCTGCCGACCGGATTGGTGACCCCTGTCGCGGAGAGGCCCCAGACAGGGGTCTGGAAAGTCGCCCCGGCCCCACCCCCTGAGGTGGTCCCCTGGGAGAACGAAACTGGAAGGGGGGCCGGGTACAGCCCTGGTATCGAGACGCTGATCGAGGTGATGACTCCTCCCGAAACCCCCAAGACTTTGGCTACGCCAGCGGGAGCAGGGGTCCCCGAGGGTGGCGTCGCCACGAGATTGATCGTGTCGTTGACCGCATACCCAGTTCCTCCAGAGAGAACACTCAGAGATTCCAGGGTCCAGGCGGCGACATAGTTCGTATTGATCTCACCGCCGGGGCCGAAGGTGTAAGAGGTCTGTCCCGTCGAGATCTTCGAGTACGTGACGAGGTGATAGACGAGCCAGCGCTTCCGCTCCCACTCCTGCAGCATCCACTGACAGCGAGCCCAGGCCTTGGTGATGTCTTCTCCCAGGGGAGTCTCGCCCACGCCCACTGCCCCGCACTCTTGAAGTGAGGCGGTGAGCATATCGCCGATTGTAGTGTTCCCTGGGAGAAGTTGCATCGAGTCCGAGTCCTCTTACGCCACTTTGTTCTTGGGCGCAGGCGCCTTTTCGTCGGAGGTGGTCTCTCCTCGCGCCGCTGCATCGACCGCCCGAAGACCGGTCAGGCGCGCGATCTCGGCTTCGAGGGTCTTGATTCTCTCATCCGAGCCCATCAGGGGGATCTTCCTGAGGGCCGACTTGTCCAGGGTGCCAGCGGCAATCCCGGCCTCGATCCGGGCCTTGATCGCCTTGGCCGGGTGATCGTGCCAGCCTTCGGTCAGAAGGGCCTCCTCTTCCTCTCGCGAGGTCACGACCTGGTGAACCAGCTCCTTCTGCTCTCCGACCTCTTTTGGGCCCATGGGGGTCGAGATGACCTCGGCGGGGACGACGATCCTTTCCTCTCCCGAAGGGGAGTAGAGCATCTTGGGGTACTCGACCGGGCCAGCGTACAAGGTCGCCCCCGTGGTCTTATCCCTGGCGTAGGTGTTGGCCGGGTTCTGGTCGAAGAGTCCCGTCTTCTCCAGGGCGTCGTAGATGGTAAATCTGTTCTCACGCGGCATGACTCACTCCTTCTTTTCCCTGGGGCCATGTTTGACCATCAAACAAGTACCCCCGAGTCTTCTTCACCTTCCATACCCGAAGGGAGGCTGGGCCGCCCCCGGCACCGGGAGAGGTTGGAACTCCACCTTCGGTGGGGCCGCAGGCCTCTCTGCCTTCTGCAGCTCTCCCAAGAGAGCCTGTCTCTTCAGGCCTTCGGCAAGCTCTTCTGGATTCGCGGGCAAGGGCATCTCGGGCTCCTATCTTCCATATCCTGGGGGAACGGGAGGATGTTGCACCTCTCCGTTTTTGGTATACCCGGACTTCTCGTCCTGGTAATAGTCCCACATGACTTTGCCAGGCGTCCTTCCGCCAGGAGAATCTGTCCCCATCGTCCTAACTGGATCAGGGCCTGTCCTATCTGGCTGCTTATCTGCCATCTCTCTTACCTTCCATATCCTGGGGGATTCGGGTCAGCGGGGCTTTGCCCACCCAGCTCTTCCTCCTGGAATTGCTCCCTCTGCTTCACCATCAGCCCCCATTGCTGATCCCGGAGCTTGGCCTGCTCCTGCGCGTTGATCTGCGCGAGGGCCTGGGCGGTCTCCTCATCGGCCTGGGGCGGGGGCGTCGAGACAGCTTTCTGCGGAGATGGGCTCATCTCGTGTATCCTTTCGGGGCCGGCGTCGCCTCTTTGGCCCCGCGCCTCTTCTTCGAGAGTCTCTCATCCGCCCGGACGAACTCCAGGCCCACTCTCTTAGGAATCCCCAAGTTCGAGTTCCCGTGAGCCGCCGCCTCCATGGCGCGATGCTCCTTCGGAGAGATGCTAGGCATCCAGGGTCTCCTGAGCCTCAAACTCATTCCTGTCCTCGGCCTCGGGAGCCGAAACCATATCCGAGGCTTCTTCCACGGTGAGGCTTCGCGGGCCCGGCCTTTCCGAGGGAAGGGAGCAGAGAGTGAGCTCGGCCAGGGTCCCCCTCGGGGCGATCTCGAACGTGTAGCCAGCCCCGGCCAGATGGGCAAGGCCCTCCTCGACCGACTTCGCCGCGCGACTTGCCAGAGTGGCGCGCTGCGGGTCCACGTTCATCTGAGCGGAGATTTTCTCCTTCATCTCTGACCACTTCATCGGACTCACTCCTGGGCATGGCGAGCCACCTGGGGCCCTCTCTCATAAAAAGGGCCGGAGTGTCTGAGGCTCCGGCCCTTCCTTAGTCTTCAGTAGGCGGAACGCCTAGATGGCGTCAGCGACCACACACGCCCATTCAGGCCTTATCCAGAGGTACCCGTAGAGCACGTCGAGTCGAGTGATGAGCTGATCGGTGCCGATGAAGTAATCGGTAATCATGCGCATACTGACACCGTCGAACTCATCCCGAGCGGCTTCATGCACCCCTCCCGGAATCTCCATATCCGCCGTGGCCAGAGTCACCGCGTCGGGGCTGTAGGAGAAGTTCTTCCGATAAGTGGCGGAGGCGCCAAGGCTGGAGACGGGATTCACCGCCGCGCCGCTGGCCGGCGACGCCGTCACGGTCTGATACTGCGCCATCTGCCCATTCACAGGCGGGATGATCGCAGGATAGATCGGGATGGACGTGGCCCCCGAAGCGACGTTCGCCGTCACCACGAACTGGCGAAGTTCCCCCGTTGTCTGCTTGGTGATCCGGTTGACCGCGTTCACGCCTGCGATGGTGATGATATCGCCCTGGTTGAGGGTGTAGGAGAGGGAATTGACGGTCAGGCTCAGCCCCGTCTGGTTACCGCCATTCACAGTCGCGGAGCCCTGCGGGAGCGTGCCGTTTGTGTGGGTGATGGCGGTCTGGTCCTTCATCCAGATGAAGCCCAAGGCGTCGTACATCCGGCCGGTGATGTACTGGCGGGAGATGGCGCTCGAGGGGTTGAGGAGACCGGAGAGCGTCGCAACGACCCTGGCTTCGGTCCTCGGCCCATTGACGATCTTGCGATTGGCAATCGGGGCCGAGTTGAGGTCGAGGGAGGCCCCCGAGTTCAGGTAGGTGGAGGCGATGGGAGAGAGGATGCCGTTGTTGATATCCTGGTTAGCGACGAAGTTGCAGATACCGCCTTCCGAGCCGCCCATGATATCCACGGCCACTGCCCCGGTCAGGTTATTCACCATCGGAGCGAGCACTCGCCGTGAGTAGTCATCCAGCTGCATGGTGCGCTGCACAGTCGAGTAATTGACGTCGACGTGCTTCTGGGTGGCCAGAACGAGCGTGGTGCTCTGCTCTGCCGTGTCCTGCACTTGCAGGCCGGGGCCCGTGGCCACTGTGAAGTCATTCGGGAGCCTGATTCGGAGCGAGTCCCCGATCTTGGCCCCGCCGACGGCGAAGGACTCGTCATATTGCATATCCACGTTCTGGATAAATGCATTGGAGTTTTTCCAAAGACGAACCGCTTCCCTCGTTATCATATCTATAGTCAACAGACTGTTTGCCATACTGGTCTCCTATTGCGGTCAGTGTGGCCTCGGCCAACACCTTTTCCACGGGTTAATGAAGCTGGACGGGCTTCTCTTTTGGGGTCCTGGCAAACAGTTTAAAGTCCTGTAAGACGACTGCCCCGAACAAGTCTGGGCGACTGACTTCCCGTATACGTCCGGGAGCACGACGAGCGAACAGTTTAAAGCCCTGTAGGACGGCTAGCTAATTTCGTCGACTTCAAAGGCCCCGAAGAGTCCCTGAGCCTTACTCTTATAAAAGTTCACAGCATCGTCAAAATTCACGAAGTGTTTTTGAATCCGCTTCGCTCCTTTGACACTGATCTGAACTTTCCACTTGAGCTTCTGATTGTCCCAACAAACTCCGCGCTGGCCAGACGAGTTATCTGATCTCGTCTTTGTATTCATAGCATTTTCAGAACGAGAAGCTTCACGCAGATTTGCCCACCTATCGTTCCGCTGGTCTCTGTCGATGTGGTCACACTCGAATAAAGGCCACTCACCAGTCATGTAGAACCAGGCCAGTCGACTGGCCACATATCTCTGCCGATCGAGCATGATGACTCGATAACCCCAGTTACTGATCGTTCCAGCAGGAAGCATCAAGTTCCTGCCCTTGCGGGCAACCCTCCACCAGAACTCTCCTGTTTCTGAATTGTAGCTGAGTTGTTCTTTGAGATAAGAGAGTGAGATCACTGAATCCCGCGCTCCCGAGCCTGAGCTTCCCGCTGCTTAAACCACTCTGCCTTCGGCAGCTTCATGCCCTGCTTCGCATCATCCGGCTTGATCCCCTCGTAGTGCTCTCCTCGGGAGCCCAGGGGGGTGATCGGCTTCGGCAAGGCCGACGGCTCGGGGAGGGCCCCCAGCTTGCTCGCCCGTGTCGCTACCTCGACCGCCAGCTTCATCGGCGGGAGCTTCATCAGTTCCCGGAACTTGCCCGGATCGGCAGCGAGGTCATAGAGGACCTCTGAGGCCTTCCCAGTCTCGAGAGCCGCCGCCAGGACGTTATTATATCCGTTGACCTCCTGAGGATCGCTTCCGTCAATGGCACTCTTGACTTCCCCCAGTCTCGAATCGAAGTCGGGGTGAGCCAAGCGGCCCTGGGCCGCAGCATCATTACAGCGAGAATTCCAGGCCTCAAGAGCCACCCGCTCATCTGCCAGTTGCTTCGCCCGAGCTTCGACGCGCGCGTTGACCGCCTCGGGGGTGTCCCCTTCCAGGGCCACAGGAGCGGGCGGGGCCGCGTTCTTGGCGCGTTCCGCAGCCAGCTTGGCGGTGAGTTCCGCGATTCGTTTCTTCTCCCAGCCTTCGGCCTGCGGAGCTGGGGCCGGGGGCGTGACAGGAGCCGGAGGGGTCTCCGTCTTCGCCTCAACCTTGGGAGCCGCCTCTGTCTTGACTTCGACTGGAGGAGCCGGAGGCGTCGCCTCGACTTTGGGTGGCACGACCTCAGCAGGGGCCGGGGGAACGACTTCGACTGGTGTTGGCATGACCACTCTTCTCCTCAGTTTCCTTGTCCTGGCCCTCTCACCTCTCCTGCGACTATGGCGGGATTGATCCGCCCACGAATGAGAGTCGAGTCCAGCACCAATGCCTCTACTATCTCTTCTTTCAAGGCTTCGTCAATGGGCTCGGAGAGCATCTTGGTGAGAATGGCCCGAGCCGCGGGGACGTACTTCCCCCAGAACTTCGAGACGAAGGCTTTCTCCAGAGCCCGGTCGGGCATCCCTGGATGCTGCCTCTTCCACTCCGCGAAGACGAAGTTGCTTGAAGACATGAGCTCCCCATAGTTCTGTGCGGCAAGGCCGAGAGCCACGTCTCTCACTTTCTTGTGGCAGTGGGAGATGGTCCGCCCCGGAGGGGCCTTTGGGCTAGGGAGCAGCGGCACGGGAAGCCTCCTTGAGTTGGAATGGATCACTTTCGACTGGGACGAAGTCAAGCCCCCAGGCCTTCGGCTGAGGCAGCGTGAGGCCGAAGGCGCGCATGGTCGAGACCGGATCGGGGGCCGAGGGCCCCTCTCTCGGAAGCTGTGCGAGCGTATTCCCAGTCGATGGAAGAGCAGGGGCGGAGCCAAGACTCAGTCCCCCAGGGGTCCTCGGGCCGGGGGCCAAGTCATTCCCAGGAGGGGGAAGCGGGGCCGAGTAGGCCTTCGCTGGCGTGAGCGTCTGGTAGAACCGGGCCAGGCTCGGCCATTGCTTTGCAAGCGCCTGCCAGGCTACCTGCCCCTTGGCCCCATCCTGAGCCAGGTCTCTTCCCGTCACTTGTGAGTAGGTACGGGAGGCAAGACTCCAGGCGGCCGCATCTTGACTCTTGGGAGAGAAATCGGTGAGGCGCAGCCTGGCCCTCTCTCCGGCCCAGGTCGGCGCGGTCATCTGATACCGGCCTGCGGCTGTGGAGAACAAGCCCGGCTTGACGGGGATCGGAATCCCAGGATGGTCCTGGAACGAGGTGAACTTATGCCCTCCGTAGAGGTCCTGGTAGGACCGGGCTTCCCCCTCAGCGATGGTGTCCAAGATTCTCTTCTTGACTGGGTCCAGGTTCATTGGGGGCCCCCCAGGGACTTCGGAGAGAAGGGATCCTCCTCGACTGGCTCAAGCCTCGCAAAGGGCTCGCCTTCGACAGGCTCAAAGACATGTGGGGTTCCGTGCCAGGCCTTGATCGCCTCCGGCGAGACCGCAGGGCCCTTCCTCCAGTCAAACCCCTCAATTCCCGCACCCCGGACAGTTTGATCTCTCTCCGGGACGGACGAGTACCTCTCCGCGGCCTCTGGTCCCCAGTCTCCCTGCGCGTGCATCTCCTGAGTCGTCCTGGCCTCCACTTCCCCTGCGAGACCGAAGTACTTCTTCTGCGCGGCTTCGCCCTGGAGGGCATTCTGGAACCAGCTCTGATGATGGGCCATCAAGTCCGCCATGTCGTCAGGGTGTCGGACTAGAAGAGCGTTGATCGTGTCTGTCTCCGATTTCTCCAGTGGAACTCCACGGCCGAGCTTGGAGAGCGCCCGCGAGGCCGCGATCGGCACCTGCCAGCCGTATTCAATCGCCTTATCTGGATCGGTTCCTTGGGAGATCATTCTACTCGTAATGTCATCCCCCAGGCGAGACTGCGACCGAGCCAATGACTTGGTATAGTACCTATTATTCTTCTCCCAGCCCTCTGGCAGAAACTCACTCACTGCCCCACCCCGCCCGAAGCCCTCTCGATCCTGAATCCAGTGCTGGACCTCGTGGAGCAGAGTCGAGACCACGGTCTCTGGCTTTCCCGGAGCGAGTTTTATGAAGTTCGGCCCCGCAGAGCCAAGGGCATGAGGAGAGGTCTCATGATAGACAGGAAGGTTCTTCGCCTCAGGATAGGCCAGAAATAAGGCCTTGTGATCTGGAATGAGATCCCCGACGGTCACTGGAGCTCCTGGAGCACCCACACCGGCTTTCTCCAAGTGCTTTATATTCACGATATTATCTGGATTTGTTTCTGGAAGCGTTCGCGAAAGCTGAATCGGCTTCCCGTCCGCCCCTACATCCGGTTCCACATACTTCCACTGCCCGTCCACCCCTCTTGCCCAGCCAGTGGCCATCCGAGTAAGTTCCGGGGGCTTGCCCAGATTCTCCCATTGCTTCGCCGTCTCCAGGGCCTCGTGATTGGCCGTCTTACTCGCCTTCCCCATGAACATGCCGAAGGCCCCGGACTCCCCAGGGAGGGAAAGTCCTGTGCCCAAGGCGAGCCCAGTCAGGTCATTGGCGGCCTTGACCGGATCGGGAACCTTAGAGAGGGAGTTTCCCAAGGGAGCCCTGCCAGTCAAAGTCTCGCCAGGGGCCAGGAGCGCGTTCGAGACCGCGTTCACGACTCCCGGGACCACATTCGGCACGGCCAGGTGGAGCCTGTCCCAGGCCGTCTTTCCAGGGGAAGGAGGATCGACTGAGATCGGCAGGTAAGTCATAGCCTGCGGGTTCTCAAGCATCAGGTCATTCGGGGATGCCGAGCCCTGACTAGACACGGGCCTTCCCCGCTGGTCTCACTCGGAGGTACTTCCCCTTCCTCGTCGGGTCCGCCACGTACCACTGGCCATCCGGGGCCTTCTTGGCTCCCGGCACAGGGGGTTGACCAGCCTCGAGGTCGGGAGGGGCGTTCGCCCCGAAGCTGGTCGCCCTCGGGGCCGTAAGACCCGAGTCATCCTCTTCATTCTTCTCCAGAATTGGAGACAGGTGCGTGGCCAGAGAGTCTGAGACAAGCTGATGCACCAGCTGGGCCATGCCTTCCTTATCCAAGGGGAGTTGGTCCTTCAGGGCCGCCATCCTCTTGGTCTCCGCGTCGAAGACCTCGATATCTCGAAGCTCGTCTTTGCCTAGCAACTTGAGCTCGTCTTTCCCAGCTTTCTGCAGGGTCTTGGCGAGTGCCGCTGTGAGTGCGGTCACGCGAGCCTGCAGCTGAGCCTCGGCTTGGGTCGGCCCCTTACCCAGGGCCTGCGGGGGCACCATCCTCTTGAGGCGTTGCGCGGCCTCCCCGGCCTCTTTGAAGTTCATCGCATTGAGGAGAAGGTCTCCGATGACCCCTGTGAGAGTCGGGGCCTGCGTCAGTAGCAAGGTCATGGCCTTCACAGTCTCCTCACGGCGAGTGCCGTAGGCCGGGCCCACTTCCGCTTCCACATCATACTGTCCGATCCGAGGATTCAGGATTCTCTTGACCACTTCCCCGTCCCTGTTGATCTGCTCCAGCAAGGCCTGCCTCGAGGCCGGGTCGAGCTCCACTTCAAACTCACTCCCGTCCTCCGCCTTCAGCATCATGAGTCTCTTGGTATCATAGATCTTGGGAGCCAAGTCCAGCCATTGCTTGCCGATGTAGCGGAGGGCCTTGGCATAGTTATTCTGGAAGTGGTACACGGCTGTGTACCCCTGCTCTTGCCTTCGGGAGATCGCCTCCCCCGTCCTCTCATTCCCGCCCATCCCCATCTGATTCTGCCACTGCCCCGAGGTCATCATCATCTGGTTGAAGGCGGTCTGCATCCCAGACTCGAAGACGGGGGCCGCCGTGGGCGGAGCGGTACGCACGGGTGGGGCAATGGGCGTCCCTTCATCATCCACGTGATTATAGATGAGAACAGAGTGGTTCACTCGATTGGCCGAGTTCCACATACTTTCGTATTCCTCGATTGCCTTCGCGGCCGCGATCCAGGGAGTCTTGCTTTGCAAAGCACCGAACTCCACCGAGGCACTCGCATTGTAATTATACATCCTGTTCGCGTCGAGCATGGCCCGCGTGTGACCCTTCCGATCCAGGATCCCCTCGACGATGGTCTCTTCTCCCGCGACCTTGATCAGGGGAATGTAAGCCCCAGGCCAGATGGTCTTATCCACGACCTCTTGACCCACGATCAAGTACCACTGGATCTCCGTGTCCTCGATTGGCCTCCACCGCGTCAGCGGCATGGCCTTCACTTCCTTGTAGACCTCGGGAGGCATCTGAGACTTCTTAATCTCTTTCCTGGTCTGAGTGGCCGGGTCGATGAAGCTCAGCAGCGTGTCTTTCTTCGTGACCTTCCGGAAGTACTCACAGACCCGCGTGTGGTCTTTGATGTTCCAGGATGAGTCCTGGGTGGACCCTCCCAAGGGCTGGAGACTCATCAGCTCTTTGAGGCCGGGGTAGGCCTCCTCCAGTTCACCATCGGGGACCAAGTCAAAGACAAAGGCATACTTGGCGTCGGAGCAGTTCTCCTCCTGACAGTCCATGTCCATGTAGACGGAGAGAGGGTCTCTGACCCTCTTGATCCTCATGTCCTGGTTGAAAGACCTGTTGTCCTCATAGACGGTCACGAGTCTGACCCACCCGATCCCTCCGTCCACCTGGTAGCCGCAGGCGGTCTCGTAGGCGGACTGAGCATCGGACAGGTACTCGACTCGCCTGAACATGGCCTCATGCAGATTCGCGGAGGCCTTCGTAGCCGAGCCCCCTGTCGCGCGGAACGCCACCGAAGACTTATTCTGGAGAGCTTCGTTTGTGATCTGAAGATTGTGCTGGCGCGTGATATTCATGGTGAGGCAGGGACGTGCGTCCAGCTCTCTATTATTCCTGGTCCTGTTCGGCCACTGATACCCATTATAGGCATCACCGTGGCGGAACTTATAGTCATTCAGGAAGTTTTCCCGGGCCGTGCTCTCCCACTCCACACACCTCTTGAATCTCTTGGTGGCCTCCTCAACGATCGGGTCCCCCGAGAGCGTCTGTGTACCCAGATCTGGATCTGCTGCCATCTCTCTACCCCATCCAGTCCAGCCCGGAAGTCAGAGACCTCCGTGCGAATTCTCTTGCCTTGTCCTCTCCCAGTGCAGAAGGAGGAAGGCCCAGCTTCTGCAAGACATCCCTCTTCCCCCTGGGAAGGGACGCGGCCTGGGCCATGTACTTGAAAGCGTCCGCCGCGTCGCAGACCCCCTCATCATCATGCACCGGGTCATTGGTGATCTGGCCGTCCACCACCTTGTACTTATACCTGGAGAGCATGGAAAGCCCGTCCGCGCAGGCCAGCTCGTCGAAATGGCACTTCGGGAAGAAGAGGCGGGCCATATTTATCCCGTCCTGTATCGAGGTCTTGGGAACGATCCGGGTGTCCGGGTACTTGTCCCGCACGATCTTCTCGATGGAGTGCTTGTACACAAGCTTCTTGTGCTTGGCGTCATGAGGCAGGAACATGGTTCCGTAAACGTACCCGCGATTCTGAAGCTCTTTGAGGTAGTAGGTAATATCCTCCCCCTGCCCGTCCAGGAAGTCCACGACTCGGAACTGCATCGAGACGAACTGGCCGAACCAGATACAGGTATGGTTGGCCCGGCCAAGGTCCCAGAAGCAGTCCACGGGGACTTCCCTCTCCCAAGGGACCTCTCCTATCCTCCCCGTCTCCCTGGCTTGCCGCAGCTCCTTCTTGAAGACGGTCCCTTCCAGCTGAACGACTGTAAAGCCTTCCCAGACGTTCAGGTAATTGTCGTAGTCTTTCTCCCTCTCGGCCTCGAGCTCTCTCTTCAGGACTTCCGGAAACCAAGGATTATCCTTATGCGTCATCTTCACGACGACGGAGTCGCGAGACTCCTGGGAGGTCCATATCTGGCCTGCCGAGCCGAGGTGACTCACCGGCTTCAGCCTCTTGTCCTTGACCCAGTTCGAGTAGGTGTAGTCCGTCTCCAGCTCTGGGTTGAAGGTCATCCAGATCTCCGCCTCGAACTCCGGTCTTTCCATACCGAGTTCTCGCCAGTCCTTCGGAATCTCTTTCCGGATGGTGGGAGTGAGGATGCCCCAGGAGGTCTTCGAGACCTTGTTCGCCTCCTCCACCCAGCAGTAGTCAATTCCTTCGTAGCTCTTGATGGCGGTCGCGTTATTCTTAATCCCTTCGAAGGAAAAGGTCGTCCCGTTCTTCCCCTTGATCTTGGCGACCTCGATGTCGTAGAGGCTCTCGAGGCCCAGGGCCACTATCTGATCGGAGAGGACCTTGTGGACTGACTCCGAGATCGACTTCTGAAGCTCACGGCAGCACAGGACTCGGATAGGTCGCTGGGTTCCTAACATAAGCAAAGCCCTGGCTACGCCCCACGACCTTCCAGCACCTCTCCCGCCGTACAAGACTTTATATCGCCTTGGCTCGAAGAGGACCTGGAGCGGGTCGGGGAACTCAGGGGTGAGTTTGATAATGGGGGCAGGAGCCACTGGAGAGCCTAAGTTTGATGGTCAAACATGGGATGAGGCTTTTCCACGGTCAAAGGACCTGCACCACATTATACTGGAAAGTCTCCGCCCCGACAAAGCCATTGTTGAGCTTCAGAGCTGTCGTGGTGTTCGTGAAGGTAATCGAGCCACTCCCTCCTTGAATCACATCAGAGAAGCTCCCCCCGGAGTCATAACAGACCAGGTGCTCTCCCGCGTCCGCGGCAATGCTGAGCACGGCGGCCCAGATCTTCCAGCAGTGCCCCGTCGTCATGGCGAGTATCGTGAAGGTTCCTCCAGCAGAGACCGAGCCCGTCGAGCCTGAGGCCGCAGAACGGAGCACGGCGGAAAGAGCCACTCCCGAGTCTTGCACACCTACAGTCGTATTCGAGAGAGTCACCAGATCATTGGCTACGTTCCCGGAGACTGTTCCAAACAGGGCATTTCCCGTCCCGTAGGAGAAAGTATTACAGCCGAAACCGGTCCCAGAGGTCCAAATGAGCCCATTCGCGGCTCCAGAACAACTTGGCAAAGCCAGGGCCACAGGTGAGCCTATACTCGTCGCTCCTACAACCGTATTGGCAGCCTGGGAGGCCAGTTCGCTGAGAAGCAGGCTTCCTGCAGGAAAGGTCTGCGTGGCACTCCAAGTATTGGGTGTGCTCAGCATCGCGGCCGAGACATATCCTTCCAGGTTCGCAGTCGAGATACTCTCCTGCTGCGGCGGGGCGTTGCCAGCCAGGTAGGTATCCGCCGGAAATCTCTCAAGTCCAGTAAGAGGGGGCGTGGCCTGGAGCACTCCATTGGTCCAGTAGGGAGTCTGCCCCCAAGCACTGGAAGAGGCGAGGCAGAGAGCCAAGACGAGCCTGGAGAATTTGGAGAGTCTCACAGTGCGACCTCCTCTATCGTTACTCCCTGTACATGCACAGCACTGTTCCCTGAGCCCG